CGATGAGCTTTTTGAGATACCACTGCGCTTTTTGGAGGTCCGCTTCCGCACGGCCTTTGAAGGCGTATCGGCTGACGTACTTGATGACGTTGCTGACGCAGACCGCTTCGTTCCCTTTAAGTTTTTCGCAGACTGCAAGACTGTAATCGATGGTTTCGATGCCGTTGCGGAACTTGTAGTGGGCAGGGCTGATGGTTTGTGCCAGATCGTTTCCGTTGGATGCCATAATTTTACTTCTCCCGTAGTGTAATTGTAATCTTCGAACCGCAATATCCGTGCGAGTTGCATCATTGTGATTGCGTATTTTGTGGTCAGTCGGTTATCGACAAACGCTGCGACGGTGGACTGCCAAAGGTTTTGCTGACTGCCGCTGTCGAGTATCTTCTCGGCCTTCGCTGGGCCAATCCCTGGAATGCCTCGGTAGTTGTCCACACTGTCACCTGTCAGGGCTTGCTTGTAGATCAACCGGTCAGCCATACCTCTGTTAGTCCTCAGTGGTCTGGTCATCCGGTCGGGGTTGTAGAACTTGGTGGGCAGCGTGTGCATGTCCTTGTCAATACTGATCACGACAGGGTTCGTAAGGTCGGGATGCCCACTGAGAATTCCCAACACATCGTCGGCTTCAAGACCGGCGAAATGGATCGAATGGTGTTTGTCTTTGAGATACTCAATGACCGCACCGAGAGCCGGTGGACTTTCAGAACCTTTGCGGTTCCCTTTGTATTCGGGGTAGATGTCGTGTCGAAAATACACCCGCGATGGACACGACCAGCACATGATGATTTTGTTTGGTTTAACTACCCGTGTCCAGTGTTCGACCAACAAGTCCGCTTCACGGATTGCCGTCTTTGGGTCTCCGATTAGCACGTCATCGAAGCGGTCCATAGTTTTTGCAGCCGCCCGATACGCAATGATATCGGCGTCAATTAACGCAACAGTCATATGATTTCCTTTAGTGAGTTTCGAGCCACGATTTGCCGATGTCGTATGACCCACTGGTCGGACACCGGAGACCTAATCGTTCCCCCGCAAGGGTGATTGCTTTGGCGAAGAGTTTGCCCAACGTCTCTGCGAGTTGTGGTTCGCACGACAGTTGGACTTCATCGTGCACGTTGGCGCAGTAGTGGAAGCCAACAGGCCGGCTGTTCACCACTAGTCCCTCGCTGACGCAGAGGTCGTAATGAAAAACCTGTACGGCTTTCTTCATGAGGATCGCCCCGCACGATTGGAGCAAAAAGTTTAACGCCGAGTGTTCACTCTTGGTTGGCACACGACGCTTATCGACACCCAAGATGTATCCCTTTTGGGATTTCTTAACGACGATGTCGGACAACTTACCGAGACCCACGACACCCTCGCCTATACGCTTACGTGCCTCTTTGCCTTTCAGTGGACTGCCAGCGTCCTTTAAGATTTCGGAAAGTTTACGATCACTGGCACCGTACAGGTACGCATAGGTCAGGCGTTTTACGTCGTTCCGACTTTCGATTTGTACCAGCTTGCCGGTCATCGAATGGACGTCAGTGCCTTTGTCTTTGTCGCCCAGTAATAGCTGATCGCGATACCGACCGTCATCGAACAGGCCCAAGTATGACGCAAGCATTCTCAGTTCGAGCGCGTCTGCGTCGATCCCAACTAACAGGTGACCAACGTCGGGCTTCCAGACCTCACGCATCCGTGGGTCTTTCTTATCGACTTGCCCCATGTTGGGTCCGAAATGAGAGCATCTAGACGTGGTCGTACCAATCGTATTGACCTTGCCGTGCACATAACCACGACGGCTGACACACTTGAGCCACCCGCTGTCACCTTCGCTGATCTGAGAGAGTTGCTTTTGGCACCTAAAGTATCGGCTCAACGCTTTTGCTTCGTCGTACTTGAGGATCGACAACACGCCTTCATCGATCTGTGGTGACCCCGCCGGTGTAAAGACTTTGGGTTTCCAATTGTACTTTGCGATCAGTCGTTCAGCGATCTGCTTACGGCTTCCAGGATTAAAGATTTCGATGCGATCTTTGAGACGCTTGCCGGTCTTTTCGCTCCACCTTTCGTGTGTAATCGGTGGAAAGATTTCTTGCAGTTCCGCTTCGATCTCCACCATCTCGCCACGCATCTCGACAGCCAACGCTTGTGCCGCATCGACGTCTAAGCGAAACCCATGTTGTTCTTGCAGATGAATGACCCACGCGAAGTCATGCTCCAATTGAATCGCAGAACCGAGTGTGTAATCAATCAGCGTCTGTAAGTGCTGATAGACCTTGGTCGTTACGGCGACGTCTTGATTGCAGTACGCCCCCATCTCTGGCGTGAACTGTGACCAATCGTCGTAGTCTCCTTTCGGAAAACCAAGTTGTTCACCCCACGCCGCAAGGCCGTGACGTCTGCCGGTGGGTTGGACTAGACGTGAGACAATGAGACTGTCCCATATCAAGTTGCGATCCATCACGTCATCACCGTAGATCATCGCGAGGGCTGGGTAATCGAACCCAACACCGTTGTGCATTACAATGCGGTCGGCGGTGCGTAGTCGGGCGAGGCCGTGTCTGATCGGTACGTAGTCGGGATGATCAGCGTACAACGTCACGGTGCCATCAAGGGTGCCAATCGAAAGGCAATGCACTTTAGTTAGCTGATGGAGTAGTCCATCTGTTTCAATGTCGGCTATTAGAATATCCGGTTGATCCATTTTGTTTACATATCCTCAATGTCATCAAAGTTGTCTGGGTTTGCTTCATACAGAGTTGCTGTATCGTGGTCGTACACAAGGTGGCCCATTGGACCCGTGATGCCCACGTATCGATTTTTTAAACACGCGACCTTCAGTATGTCTTCACCACCGGAAGCGTCACGACTTACCGCGACCACGGTGTCTGCGAGTTGCGCCACCGATTGTGATCCACGCAGGGACGATAAGGTTGGTTCGGCTCCGTCTTCGAACCCCTTGTCACCACCTGATCTGCGTAGATGGCTAATGAGTATGATCGAACAGCCATACTGTTCGGAAAACTGACGCAGCTTCGACATTGTGTAGTCGATCTGTTGTCTCTCGGACCCCGTGTTGGAGACCATAAAGTCTGCACCACTGAGCAAGATCGACAGGTGATCTAGCACCACGAACTTTGCGCCCAACGCAACCACCATGTACCTCATTTTTGCTAACAAATGGTCAGAGTCAGCCGAGCCGAAATGATCGAACAGCGTTACCCGTCCGTGTCCAAGCGATGAATCAAAGGCGACTTTGCGCTCTGCCTCAGTCAGATCGTTGGGTAGGTGCAGTGGTTTCTTTGCAGCAAGCGACATGAACCGTAGTGCTGTCCGACTGACGCTCTCTTCGAGCGCGATGTATGCGACAGGTTGCTGTTGGTTTACCGCCAGATCGTAGGCCAACTGAGCCGAGATCGTACTTTTGCCAACACCTGACCCAGCCGTGAGAACCAGTAACTCACGCTCACGGAGACCATAAAGTACCGAATTCCAAGTCGGAAAAGGATACGGCGCACCCATATCGATATCTTTGTTGATGTCATCCCAAAGTTCCTTTGCGTTAACGACACCGTCAGGTCGTTGGGTTTTTGCTTCGTAAACACACGAAATTAGTTCCTTCACGCGACCAGCAATCAGCATCTCACCGGCATCTTTAAGAGGCGTGGTGGCGATCTTAGCTTTCCCTGGGGTAATCAGATCGGCACACTTTTGTGCTGCTTCCGCACCCGCTTGGTCGTTGTCGAACATAAAGCAGACCTCGTTGAAACCTTCGAGGAACTCAATGTTTCGGATGATTGCTTTGGGACTGCTTTGTGCACCGCTTGGGATCGACACAACAGGCCACGTTGGGTTGACTTGATGGTACGCAAGGCAATCGATTTCGCCTTCAGTCACGACGATACGCTTGCCACCTTTGTTGGTCCAAAGATGCTGTCCGAATAGCTGCACCTCAGTCATGTCACCGGTCGTGTAGAACTGCTTGCCAGCCGCTCTGATCTTCTGGCCTACAAGCTGACCGGATTGGTCGCGATAAGGCGCGACGTGTACCGGCTTGCCGTTCTGTTCAGCAATTTGGTAGCTGAATTTTTTACAGGTCTCTTCGCGTATCTTGCGGTTCTTTAGTGCCGAATAGTAACCACTGGTAATCAGGTTGCTCACTGGCTGTTTCCTTTTTGGTCGTATGGTCTCTCCAAGCGAACTGTATTTCGAACAGGAAAAACAAAAAGTGTGGTCCGTGTAGACACTTAGAGCGTCTGACGAACCACACGAACTGCACGGCTGGTGCGCCTCAACCAAGCCCACGTTGTTGCGCCTCGTACACGGAAGCCGAGCGATTCAGCACGTACTCCACGTACCGTTGACCGGTCGGATCGATCTTCCGTTGTCTAATGAAAGAGTACCCAATGACTTCGAGGTCTTTGATCCTTCGAGGCAACGCACGGATGCGGTACATGCTACGCGCTTCCATATCGTTGATCCGATAAGTTATTTTAAAGTGACGTTTTAATGTGTCGATCTGCGACATGTTTATTCCTTTGAGTTTGCGTAGTGGATCACGATTGCGGGTGCTTCGTCTGGTTCAGCGTATCGTTTGCTGACTGTCAGACAGGTCACCTGATCGTCATCCCACCAGATTCCAGAATGTGTTGTGAGGCTGTCGAGTATACCCTTGGCATAATTATCGACGTCGCCGCGTGGATACTGACGTTTGCCTGTGCGTGGCTTTGGCACCACGGCTTCGACCACCACGTCTATTGGTCCGCTCATTGGTTCTGCGACGTGATTCTCTAAAGCTTCTTGCATCGCAATGCGAAAAGCTT